AATTCTTGAATCAATTGCCGCCGACGATCAGCAGGGAACTGTAACCGATTTTGACGGCACCCCGATCATCTGGTGACACTCTGACAACCGCACACCCCCTGCCTGATTCGTCGGGTGGGGGGTCTACCATTAGGGGGACCGCAACGGATCTGATGACCGACGCCCGCCGCATTCACGACCTGATGATCTCTGAGGGATTCTCCCTGCACCGCACTGGCAAGCATCTGATCTGGCGTGATGCTGCAGGCGCCCAGGTCGTGACCGCTTCCACCGCTTCAGACCGTCGCCACCTTGCCAACGTGAAGCGGGATATCCGACGCGCCCGCCACCGCTCCGCCTGACCTGCTACAATACACACATCCGCAACCGACCCGATGCGCTTCCCCCTCTCCCCCTGCTCTGACCTCCAGACCCGTCAGATCAAATGGATCTCCCGCGCCGATCAACTGAAGAACGGATCCCGCCCTTCCTCCTACATCCATTGGGGTCTGCCCGCTACCGCCATCGCTGCCCAGTATGCTGAGACCCATGCGCCCGTTGCCTGCCCCGTGAGCGGGTGGGTCAGTCAGCAGGGGTGACCCGTTCGTTCGTGACCTGGCAGTTCCCCCGTCCCGTGGTGATGGGGGGTGCGCCCCCGTTATAAAAACCATGGGTCCCTGTAACCTACAAAGTGTTACGGACGCGAACAAAATATAAAGTGCTATATAAATCTGAAAAAGAAGATTCATATACCCGAAATGAAAAAAAATTCCGGAGAAAATTTTCAACTCGTACAGGTTGATCCAATTACTGGTGAGTATTATATTGTGATTCCTGAGTGGGTCGCAAACGATCTTTCTTGGTATGAAGACACAGAAGTTCGTCTATCAATTGAGGGTGGAGATTTAGTGATTACCGAAAAGGACAGTGATTGACATTCACTACATAATACTGTATGATCTTTGATGTAAACGCATTCTATTATGGCTAAAGGATTTACCGTAAAAGCAAACACGCCGACCGCTTCAGAACCTGAATGGGATTACAACTTAGCCCGTGAGATGGTAAAGGGCAAAACAGTTGTATTCTGTCTACCTGGAAGAGGAGTCTCATATACCTACCTAAAGAGTTTTGTACAACTTTGCTTTGATTTGGTACAAGCAGGAGCAAGTATCCAAATCTCGCAAGATTATTCTTCAATGGTGAACTTTGCCCGTTGTAAGTGTCTTGGGGCAAATGTACTTCGTGGACCAGATCAGGTTCCCTGGGATGGAAAACTGAAGTATGATTGGCAGTTGTGGATTGATAGTGATATTGTTTTTAATACTGAAAAGTTCTGGCAACTTGTTCTGATGGATCAAGACATTGCCGCTGGATGGTATTGTACAGAAGACGGTCGGACGACTTCAGTTGCTCATTGGTTAGAAGAAGATGATTTCCGCAATAATGGTGGAGTCATGAATCATGAAACCGTTGATAGCATTACAAAGCGTCGTAAACCTTTCACTGTTGATTACACTGGTTTTGGATGGCTTCTGATTAAGCACGGTGTCTTTGAACATTCTGAAATGAAGTATCCTTGGTTTGCTCCAAAGATGCAAGTCTTTGAGTCTGGTGAAGTTCAGGATATGTGTGGAGAAGACGTATCATTCTGTTTGGACGCAAAGGAAGCAGGCTTTGAAATCTGGTGCGATCCTCGTATCAGAGTCGGTCACGAGAAAACAAGAATCATTTGATGGCTAACGAACGCTATAATATTCTTTGTAAGGGGAGACGAATTTATTCAAGTCTCACAGAAGAAGAATATTTCAATATAATGGAGGATCTGTCAATTGAATTTTATCAGACAGGTTCTCCAAATCCTGGAGATATTGAAACTGAAATTTTATTGGAGAATAATGTATGGCAGCAAAAGCAAAAATCGGTCTGAATAAGAACTCTTCTTATATTCCTGGACCCCCTAAAAAGTCTCGTCAGGGAGACGGTGCTGGGACTAAGTATGCCGCTTCGTCTCGTAATAATGCTCGTAAGAAGTATAGGGGTCAAGGTAAAGGTTAAACATGGCTTACTTAAACCATAGTCTTCCAGATTGGTCCTGTTACATTCGTAATGAATTCCTTTTTAACCATAAAATGGGACATGGTGAAGTAACCAAATGTGATGTTCATTCTGTTGCGAGCATTGAAAAAAGAGTTCCTCTGTTTGAGGCATTTTTAGAAAACGGCGTGAATTGGACTCGTAGACCACTTCACGCTTTTTGCTGGAAACCAGACGCACCGATTGAACCTTTAGAAGACATTATGTATTGGGATTGCTTTTCTCCCTACATTGATGTTCAAAAACGTGCTCGTCTTGCTGGATTACAGGCAGAATTAATTCGTCCCGATGGAAAAAAGGTCGTCGGGACTTATATGTTTACTCTTGATTGGTCCTGGGAGAACAAAGGTGTCCCAGATCTTAATTTTTCAGAGACACCAGAGCATAAATGTGCCCATTTATTCAAAGTAGAAACTGGAAATTACTACGCATATCCAAATAATCGCATTATTTGGTATGATAATGCCTGGACATTCAACAGAATTGATAAAAATCCTGGTTATGAAATTGATTTGACTGTCTATTCAGTTGAAAATAAGAGAAAATTTGAGACATCTGATCATTACATGTACCAAATTACTGATTTGGAATCAAAATAAATAAATTTTTACTAAAAAATTGAGTTGAAACAGTTTTCAATGGGCAAACACCTGCTCCTAGAGGTGTATGATGTTGACTTTGACCTGATTAATGACGTAAATTCTCTTCAAAACGTCATGATTAGAGGAATTGAACGTGCGAAGATGACGATCTTGAACACTTTTTCGCACTGTTTTCTTCCACAAGGGTGTACAGTCGTCATTGCCCTTGCTGAAAGTCATGTATCTTGCCATACTTGGCCAGAAAATGGATGTTTAGCAGTGGATGTTTACACTTGCGGTGAAGGAAATCCCAAATTAATTGCGTTAGAAATACTTAAATACTTAAATTCAGACTCATATTCGTTGCGTGAACTGGATCGTTAAATAGAAATAAGGAGATAGCAACCTCCTTTATAAAAGTTCTGTTTTATTCATTAAAACAGGAGCTAAAATGTCTAACTTACCAGTAGATAGAGATTCAAATTATATGAGAGAAATGTGGGGAACCACAAAATTAATCACTGATTATGACTCAAATGAACCAAAAAGAGTCATTCAAGAAATTTATCATGACTTGGCACCCAAGCATGATCTTAAAAAACAAACCGAACTTCATGAGAAAATTCGTAATGATGAGGATTACGATGATTGGAGTTATGGAACTGAACCAACCTATGGTTCACCTTGGAAATAGAATATAAATAAAGCAAGAAACTTTTGTCCGATGGCAATACAAAGGATATCTAGATCGTTTAAAGATATTAGTTTATCCTTTGAACCTCATCCGGTCACAAAGGATTTACCGATATTAAGAAACGAAAACGCAATAAAAAGATCGGTCAGGAACATTGTAGAGACTATTCCTACAGAAAAGTTCTTTAATCCAATTTTTGGATCTGACGTTCGTAGTAGTCTTTTTGAGTTTGTTGATTTTGGTACTGCCTCAATCATTCAAAATCAAATTGAACTTGCGATACGCAACTTTGAAACCAGAGTTGAAAACGTTTCTGTTGAGGTAAATCCTAAACCAGATACCAATGAGTTTGAGGCAACCATATTCTTTGACATTATTGGACAGGAATTCCCGACTCAAGAATTTACATTTATCCTAGAGGCAACAAGATAAAATGCCTTTTACACAGTTTACCAACCTAGATTTTGATCAGATCAAAACTTCTATAAAGGATTATCTTCGTGCGAACTCAAATTTTACAGACTTTGATTTTGAAGGATCAAACTTTTCTGTATTAATTGATACTCTAGCGTATAACACTTATATTACGGCATTTAATTCCAATATGGTCGTGAATGAGTCTTTCCTGGACTCTGCGACTTTAAGAGAAAATGTTGTCTCGTTAGCAAGAAATATTGGATACGTACCACGCTCTAGAACGGCGTCTAAAGCGGTTGTTTCATTAACGGTGCCAACTACCACAACAAGTCCAACACTGACCTTACAGGCAGGTCTAGTGTGTGTTGGTGGCGTTGAAGACACGACTTATACTTTTTCAATTCCAGAAAATATCACGACCACTGTAACTGGTGGTGTGGCATCATTTAGTGACATTAACATTTATCAGGGAACGTTCCTTCGTAACCAATTCGTCGTTGATGGGTCATTAGATCAGAGATTTATCTTAGATAATTCATTTATTGATACGGCAACAATTGTCGTTTATGTAAAAGGAATTTCAGATACTGGACTTGGTAGAGAATACACTTTAGTTGACAATATTTTAAATCTAGACAGTTCTTCAGAAACATTCCTGATTCAGGAAATTAAAGATGAAAAATATGAGTTGCTATTTGGTGATGGTATTTTTGGAAAGAAATTAGAAAACGGAACAGTAATCACCGTAACTTATATTGTTACCGATGGAAAAGATGGCAATGGTGCTTCTCTGTTTTCTTTCTCTGGATCACTAAGAGGATCATCGGATGAAATTGTAGTTCCATCATCTACGGTTTCTGTCCTTACCACGGCATCCTCATCTAATGGTGGTGAAATTGAAAGCATTGACTCAATCAAATATTTTGCTCCAAGACTTTACTCATCACAGTACAGAGCAGTCACTGGGAGAGATTATGAGTCTATTATTCAACAAATTTATCCAAATACAGAATCAGTATCGGTTGTAGGTGGTGAAGAGTTAGATCCTCCACAATTCGGAACGGTTCTGATCAGCATCAAACCAAAAAATGGTGATTATGTTTCTGATTTTGATAAGCAACAGATTCTGAGTAAACTTAAAAACTACTCCTTAACTGGAATCAATCAGTCTATTATTGATCTTAAAGTTCTCTATGTTGAGATTGATACTGCGGTTTACTATGATTCACCAAAAGTATCCAATGTCAATGATCTAAAAACAAGAGTCACTAGTGCTCTTACAACTTATGCATCTTCTACAGATGTTAATAAGTTTGGTGGAAGATTTAAGTATAGTAAACTCGTAAGAATTATTGATGATGTTGATACTGCGATTACTTCTAACATAACCAGAGTCGTTATTAGAAGAAACTTAAAAGCAGCAGTCAATCAATTTGCTCAGTATGAACTGTGCTTCGGAAATCAGTTCCACATCAATTCTAAAGGGTTCAATATTAAAAGCACTGGATTTAGAATTTCTGGCGAAGCAGATACAGTGTATCTAACAGACGTTCCAAACAAAGATGCCAATGGTAATCTGGATGGAAGTGGGACAGGAGTAATATCTGTCGTTAAACCAGATCCAAATGGATTAACCAACCGAGTTGTAATCAAGTCGGCAGGAACAGTTGATTATACGACTGGGGAAATACTTTTGACAACAATAAACATAACTTCTACTGATTTAGATAACAACATCATTCAGGTTCAGGCATATCCAGAATCAAATGATATTATTGGGTTAAAAGATCTATATCTAAACTTTAGCGTTGCTGACAGCACCATAAATATGGTTAAGGATACCATATCTTCTGGTGAACAAATATCTGGTATTGGATTTAAGGTAACATCAAATTATCTAAACGGAGAACTCAAGAGGATATAAGATGATAGCAACAGGGTTTGAATCAAGAGTACAAATACAGCAAATTGTTGAGAATCAACTTCCAGAATTCATTCTATCAGAAAGTCCAAAAGCGTCAGAATTCTTAAAGCAGTATTACATTTCACAAGAATTTTCTGGTGGACCAGTTGATATTGTAGATAATTTAGATCAATATTTAAAGTTAGATAACTTGACTCCAGAGGTAATTACTGGAGCAACTTCTTTATCATCAAGCATTACAAGCACAGATTCTGTGATTGTAGTTAACAGCACCAAAGGATTTCCAAATCAGTATGGTCTGTTTAAAATTGATGATGAAATCATTACATACACTGGAATAACCACAAATAGTTTTACTGGTTGTATTCGTGGTTTCAGTGGTATAACAACTTATCACGCAGATAATTCACCTGGAGAATTGGTTTTCTCAACTTCTTCTTCGGCAGCACACACCTCTGGTGCGGTTGTTTCAAATTTAAGTTCTTTATTTTTAAAGGAGTTTTATAAGAAAGTAAAATATACTCTTACTCCAGGATTAGAAAATGTTGATTTTGTTTCTAATCTGGACGTAAGTAACTTCATTAAAGAATCAAAAGTATTCTATCAAGCAAAAGGAACCGAAGAATCTTTTAGAATCCTTTTTAATATTCTATATGGAGTCACACCAAAAGTCATTGATCTTGAGCAATATCTATTAAAACCATCTTCATCACAATTTATTAGAAGAGAAATTGTAATTGCTGAAAGAATTTCTGGTGATCCAAATAAATTGGTTGGACAGACGATCAGAAAATCTACAGATGTCAATACTCAGGCATCTGTATCAGAAGTAGAAATTATTACTAGAAAGGGTAGAACTTATTATAAATTAGGTCTGTTTGTTGGATTTGATGAAAAAGATTTAATTGAAGGATCATTTACAATTCCAGGAAAAACAAAGGTTATTGGAAATGTTTCTGTCGGTTCATCTGTAATTACTGTTGACTCAACAATTGGATTTGGTACAACAGGAACTTTTATTTGTGGTAATGATACTATCACATATACAAATAAAACCGTTAATCAATTTTTGAATTGTACAGGAATTGATTCTACAATCAGTTCCACCACAGATTTAAGATCTGATGAAGTCATTTATGGTTATGAAAATGGAGATCTGGCAAAAAAGGTAGAATTAAGAATTACTGGAGTTCTTTCAAAATTTGTTCCCATTTCTGATATTAAACTCACATCGGAAGGTGAAAGAATTTTTGTAAAGAACCTGGGAGAAAATATTCTTAATCCAGAAGTTAACAAAACTAAAAAACAAATTTTTAGTAATTCCTGGATCTACAATACATCTTCACGCTATCAAATAGATTCAATTTCTGGTTCATCATTTACTTTACTTTCAAGCATTGATAAATCCAGTTTAAAAGAATCTGATACTGTTGATGTTTTAGTTAGAGGTACTCAAAATGTTGTGGTCTCTAATGCTGTAGTAAGAAATATCAATGAAAATACAAAAGAAATACTTTTAGATAATCTAGCAGGATTTACCCCTGTAGTAGGTCTTTCCTATGATATCAGAAGAAATTTAAATAAGGCATATAGTTCTGGAGCAGAATTAGAGTTTGGAAATAACGTAATTACTTCTGATGTTCAAAATGTATATAATGATCTGGATGAATATCTTTATGTGGCATCTAACTCTCTGCCATCATATGAGATTACTAAAAATATTTCTAAGGCGACCCTAACTGAAGCAACTGGAGATAAAATTCAAGGTTATAATGCTTCAACTCTAAAATATTCTATTCTATCTTTTGACTCTGATGTACCATTTATTACTGGAGATGCTGTATATTACTCCCCAGAAACAACTGCTATAACAGGATTAACAGAAGGAATTTATTATGTAAAAGTTTTAACTAATAAAAACCAAATAAGACTTTATTCTTCCAGATCATTTATTCCTATTGATGATTATGTTGAATTTGAACCACTTTCTTCTGGAACAGGAAGTCACACATTTACTCTTTATGCTAGTTTCGGTAAAAAAATAGGTCCACAGAAGTTACTCAAGAAGTTTCCTTTAGAAGCAAATATTGAATCTGGATATGGAGTAGAAACTGTTCCAGGTCCTATTGGTATTTTAATTAATGGTGTTGAAATTGTAAATTATAAATCTGATGATAAAATCTATTATGGTCCAATAGAAAATGTAGAAATTTTAAATACTGGATCAAACTATGATGTAATTAATCCACCAACGATTCAAATTTCAACCCCAGGTTCTGGAACGACTTGTTTTGTTCAACCAGTTGTAAGTGGAATTGTGACCGCAGTTTATGTGGATCCACAAGATTTTGATATAGAAAAAATAATTTCTGTCACTGTTACTGGAGGAAATGGTAGCGGTGCTGTTTTAGAACCTATTCTCTCAAAGAGATACAGAGAGTTGCCTTTTGATGCTAGACTGAATACAGAGTCTGGTGGAATTGATGTTACGAATGAAACTATTACATTCATAAACAATCACAATCTATCAAATGGTCAACCAATTGTCTATAATAAAAATGGAAACAATCCTGTCAGTATTGGAACTTTTGGTGGATTAAATACTGATCAAAATAAAACTCTACAAAGTGGTTCGGTATATTATCCACAAATTGTCAACCCAACAACGATTAAACTATACCAAACATTTTCAGATTATTATGTTGGTATTAATACTGTAGGATTTACTACAGCAAGTAATGTTGGTATTCATAAGTTTAGAATATATGATACCAAAAACACTTTACAGTCTATCAAAGTTATAAATCCTGGTGATGGATATGAAAACAGAAAATTAATTGTAAAACCAACTGGAATTTCTACGATTACTTCAACTGTTAATTTCGTTAATCATAACTTTAATAGTGGTGAAAAGATCGTATATTCAACGACTGGTACGTCAATAACAGGATTAACAACGACAAATCAATATTATGTAATTAAATTAGACAATGATTCTTTTAGACTAGCAGATGCTGGCATTGGTGGAACTATAACTTCAAATTATACAAGAAAAAATTATATTAAATTTGGATCTATTGGATCTGGATATCATAATTTTGAATATCCAGAAATCCAAGTAAATATTAATGTTGAATATTCTGGAACTACTGGAGTAGTAACAGCAACTCCAGTAGTTCGTGGATCAATTATTGACGCTTATGTCTATGAGTCTGGTAGTGGATATGGATCAGAAATTTTAAACCTTCAGAAAAAACCAACTCTAACTATTAAGAATGGTAAAAACGGACAATTAAAACCCATTATTGTTGACGGTAGAATAGTATCAGTTGAAATCCAAAGTAGAGGATCGGAGTATTATGCTGCTCCTGATTTAGAAGTAAATGGTGATGGAATTGGGGCAAAACTAAGAGCAAAAGTTCAAAATGGATATATTTCTGAAGTTATAATTTTAAATTCTGGCGTTAACTACACTCAGGATAAAACCACGGTTTCAATAACCTCTCCAGGATCTGGTGCTATTCTTGAACCAAAAATAAGAGGAATATCAATTAATAATTTTGAAAGATATGGGTCAGAAATTTTAAGAGATTCTGGAGATCAATTAGAATATTCCGTAGTTGGTTATTCTACAAATATTGGTAAAACTTATTTTGGAGATGATGGATTAGATCACTCTCCTATTATTGGTTGGGCATATGATGGAAACCCAATTTATGGTCCATATGGATACAGTGATCCATCAGACGAAAATTCTGGAATTAGACTTCTTCAAACAGGATATAGTTCTTCTTCTTTAAATGTAGAAGATAGACCATCTGGATTTGGGGTAGGGTTCTTTGTTGATGATTACAAATTCACTGGTTCTGGTGATTTGGATGAAAACAATGGTAGATTTTGTAGAACACCAGAATATCCAGAAGGAACATATGCTTATTTTGTTGGTATAAGTACAAATACTTCAACTGGAAAACTAGAACCAAAATATCCATATTTTATTGGAAATACTTACAGATCAAATCCAATTCAAGAAAATTTCTTAATAAATCAAAATACTTTTGATTTTAACAGTTCTAATTTAATCAGAAATACTTTTCCATATAAAGTATCTGATGCTTATGCTGATAATGACTTTATTATTGAGTCAAATGAATATGTTGATCAAACAGCAATCGTTGATTCAGTTACTAAAGGATCAGTAGATTCTTTCCAAATTGTTGAAGCAGGTAGCGATTATAAGATCGGTGATTCGGCAACATTTGACAACACTGGAACTGGTGGTGGAGGATTAAGTGCCTCTGTCAGAACTTTAACAGGAAAAGAGATTACAAGTCTACAGACAACAGTTGAGCAGTATAATAATGTTGTCTTTGTTTGGGACAATCCAAATCAAGTTTCTGCTTACATTTCTACATCCCACACTTTAAATGATGGTGATAATGTTGTAGTATCTGGGTTATCTACATCAATAAGATCTTTAACATCTTCTCACATTGCGGGAGTATCTACAGTAAGAACTGTAGTTTACAAAGAAATATCTTCTAATTCAACAGCAGGTGTTGTAACAGACATCTATGTTTCTTCTATACCAAATTCAATATCTATCGGAAGTAGTGTAGGTATTGGAACAGAAAGACTGTTTGTTCTGAATAGATTTACAGATAAAAATATTTTAAGAGTGAAGAGGGGTGTTTCTGGAGCAGCACATACAGCATCAACATTTGTTGATTTGATTCCAAGTTTCTTAAGTTTACCCGTACAATCAGATTATTTTGACTCTAAAGTAAATAATAAGTATTATTTTAACCCCAAGGAGTCTGTTGGTGTAGGAACCATTGTAGGTATTGGAACATCGGTAAATTATACCAAAGGAGAACTTTTAGAAGTAGTTTCCATACCTACGCAAAGTATATACTTACCAAATCACCCATTTAAAACAAATCAAGAAGTTGTTTTAACAAAACCATCATCTGGTCTTGGATTAACAGTTTCTAATTCATCTGGTGGATCTACTTTTAATTTGCCAAGCAGTGGAAATAGTCAAACTGTATACATTATAAACAAATCAAAAGACTACATTGGTATTGTAACCCAAGTCGGACTTACAACTAATACAAATGGTCTATTCTTTGTAAATAATGGTTCCAATCAGTTTGATTATTTACTAGAATCTAATTTTTCTCAAGTAACTGGTTCAGTTCAAAAAATTACAACTCAGGTTTCCGTTTCAACGTCTCACAATTTGTCTAATGGTGATGAAATTACTCTTACTGTTGAACCAAACCAATCTGTTGGTATTGGAACTTCTGGATCTGTGGTGGTCAAATACAATTCATCACGAAATAAAATTCTAATTGATCCAGTAGGATTTTCATCATCTTCAGTAGACTTATCGGAAAATAAAATTACAATACCATCTCATAGATTAAAAACTGGTGATAAAGTATTTTATGACTCTAATTCAGTTTCAAGTGGATTAAGTACTGGAGAATACTTTGTTTATAGAATTGATGACAATAATATTAAACTGTCAGAAACATACTATGATGCTGTAACATATCCACCAAATATTGTAAGTTTAGGATCTACTGGTGGATCTAACCATCAAATTTCACCAATTAACCCAGAAATATTTGTAGTTAATAATAATAATTTAGTTTTTGATCTTTCAGATTCCTCTTTACTGGGTTATAAACTCAAATTATTCTATGATGCTGAATTTAAAAATGAATTTGTGTCAACTGGAAGCACTGATGTTTTTGTTGTTTCTGGAGTTGGTACAGTTGGATTATCTACTAATGCTTCATTAACACTTGGATATTCAGCAAATAATCCAACAAACTTATTCTACACATTAGAAAAGACTGGTTATATCAGCACATCAGATACAGATGTGTTTAATCACTCAAAAATTACTTATGTTGATAGTAAGTATAACAACAATTATAAAGTCTTTGGTGTTGGAACAACGAGTTTTAATGTTTCATTAAAAGAAATTCCAGAATCATTAGCATACAATACTACAAATACCGATACTTTAAAATATTCAACTAATTCTTTAACTGCTAGAGGTGGAGTAGATTCACTACAAATAACATTCGGTGGGTATGGATACAAGAAATTACCAACCTTTGTAAGTATAGCATCTACTCAAGGACTGAACGCTAAAATTCTTCCAAATTCTGGAAACATTAATAGAATTGATAGTGTTCGTATTGTTGATCCAGGATTTGAGTATTCTTCGGATAAAACTTTAAGACCAGAAGCATTTGTTTCTCCAGTTGTTTCACTAATTAATTCTGACGAAATCACAAACATTGAAGTTTTATATGGTGGAAGAAATTATACTACTGCACCAGATCTAATAATAGTTAACCCAGAAACAGGAGATCAAATAGTAACTGGTCTTCTTCAATCTAATTTGAATGGAACTTCTATCTCTAATGTTAACATCGTTCAATCACCAAAAGGATTGAGTGCTGTAGAGCAATCAATTGTTGCCATTAATAATAGTAATGGAGTAACAATTAACACTATACAGTCTTCATCAAGTGGAATTGTAACTTGTGTATTAGTAACACCAATTTCAGGATTTTCAACATCAGTTTTCACTGTTGGTGAAAAAATCTTTGTTGAAGGGATTCAAAAGTATGGTAATGATGGTGAAGGATTTAATTCTTCTGATTATGGTTATGACTTCTTTACTGTTTCAGCATACAGAAATACAAACCCAGCAGAAATTGAGTTTAATTTATCAGGTATTACCACAAATGCTGGTATTGCTAAAACATCACAAAATTCATATGCTTCTATCGTAAAATATGATGATTATCCAAGATTTAGAGTAACACAAACACCATCACTGTTCCAGGTGGGAGAAAATCTTCTCTCATTAACTGGTGGACAATTTATTAGCGTTGATTTGATTGTTACTGAAAGTGGAAAAGATTATATTAAAGTTTATGGAGATTACCAATTATCACTAAATGAGACTATAAAAGGATCTGTAAGTGGATCTATTGCCACAATTAATGATGTAATTGATAACTTTGGAAGATTTGATGTTGATTACTCTTTACGTCAAGATTATGGTTGGTCAGACAATATAGGAAAACTTGATGAAGATTATCAGGTATTGGCAGATAACGATTATTATCAATCTCTATCTTATACAGTAAAGAGTCCTATTGAGTTTGAAGAACTTGTAAATCCAGTAAATCGTCTCTTACATACAAGTGGACTAAAGAATTTCGCTGACACTGAAGTCAAATCAACATCATCAGTTTCAATTGGATCTTCAACAATTGATACAATCAGCATTTTTGATATTTTAGAAGAAAAGAGAGTGGATACTATCAACAATTATGATTTAACCATTGATGTTGATGTTGTTGACAACAAATCAAAATTCTTAAAACTTAAGAGTAAAAAACTAGCCGATTATATTGAGTGTAGATCAAACCGCGTTTTAAAAATTGACGATATAAGTTCTCAATTCTCTAATTCATTATCATCATTGGATCAATATGTTGACTTGTTCATTGATGAGGATTATTCAAGATTCTTAACTCAAATAAGAAATCCAAATAATAATGATACTCAAGTTGTTGAGATAGTAGTTTTAAAAGACTCTGATAATATCTTTACATTTGAAAAATCTAACATATTCAATACATCGGAGGAATTAGTAGAAATAACAGGAAATACAGATGAATTTGGCAATTCTTCCCTAAGATTTACACCTTTAGATCCATATGATAGTGATTATGACATCAAAGTATTTAAAAATACTTTCAATACCGATCTAACGGGAATTTCAACCCAAAGTATAGGTTTTGTTGATCTAACGGGCGTTAATAGAATTGTAAGTGCTGGGCAAACTTCTGAAATTATTTCAGATAATATTTCAAATGTTAATTCTTATTTTGCTTCTGTAGAGGTAACGAATAATTCAACAAGTGAAAAGAACTTTGTAGAACTCTACGTCACTCACGATGGAACTAACTCATATTTCTCAGAATATTATGTTGATACTGGATCCGATCCTGTATTTTCATCAAATTTCATAGGTACATTTACAGCGTCTATTAACTCTGGAATTCTATATCTAAATTATGAAAATAATACTTCAGATCAAGTTTTAATAAGATCCAAAGTTGTTGGATTTGGCACAACCGCTGCTGGAATTGGAACTTATAGATTTAAAGAAAGTGGTCAAATTGATGGAACTGAAAGATCTATAAAATTAGAATCAAATTATACAAATGTTTCTACTGCCTCAACAATTGTAGGATTTAGTACTTCAGAGATAACCAGTGCTAAGAATATTATAAGAGTATCTTATGGATCTACTAGTGCTATACATCAAATTTTAATGATGCATAATGATGAAAATACATACAATACTCAATATCCATTCCTATCAATTGGAAGTACTTCTGGAATAGGAACTTTCTCAACTGAATATAATGGATCTAACTTTAACCTGATATTCCATCCAGACCCATCTATAAGTTCTAATTTACAAATTCAAAGTTTCAGTGAAATTATATACACTGAAAGTGACTTGGATAATATTGCCCCAGATCTATTATATGGTCCTGTTACAGAATCACTATCTTTGATTCAATATAATGCTTTGAATGGTACAAGATCTAATAAAACAGACTTTAACTTAAACTATGAAGGTGTACCAATTTTTGAAAAGAAATTTAATCCATCAAACACATCTATTCTTGAACCTTCTACTGGTATCTTTACAATTCAAGATCATTTCTTCAATACTGGAGAAAGATTGATTTATACTCCAAGTTCAACTTTTGTTGGAGTGGCGGCTTCTGCTGTTGGAATAGGATCAACACTCAATTCTGTTGGAATTGTTACCAACATTTTACCATCAGAAGTTTATGCGATAAAAATCAATAAAGATAAGTTTAGACTATCTACAAGAAGTGATTTTGCTTCTAGTGGAATATATGTTACGTTTACATCCACTGGATCTGGTAACTCTCACAAGTTAGAGATGTATAAAAAACTTGAGAAATCTTTAATTGATATTGATGGTATTATTCAATCACCTCTGTCGTTTACTCCAATAAACACTATATTAAACAATAATGGTGGGCAGATTACAAATTCTTCAACAGTATTTGAAGTAACAGGAATTACATCTATAGTTCCAAATAATATTTTAAAAATAGATGATGAATATATGAAAATTGTATCTGTTGGATTTGGTACAACTTCTGTTGGACCAATAACAGGCACTGGAAGTGTTCCTCTATTAGAAGTATCAAGAGGTTTTGTTGGATCATCTTCAACTTCACACGCAGATGGATCTTCTGTAAGAATCTATTCAGGATCATTTAACATTGTTGGAAATAAAATTTACTTCACCGATGCTCCTAAAGGTAAAAATACTATATTAAAAGACTCTTCAAACCTAGAGTATACCCGATCAAGTTTTGATGGAAGAGTTTACTTGCGAAATGATTATACAAATAATAGAATTTTTGACGATATTTCTGATAGGTTTACTGGAATTGGACAAACGTATACTGTCACTGTTCAAGGAATTAATACCACTGGAATTCAAACAGGAAGTGGTATTCTATTACTCAATGGTATATTCCAAAAACCATCCACAATAAACAATACTGGAAATAATTATTCATACATTGAAAATGTTGGTGTTTCCAGTATTGTATTCACAGGAATAACTTCTTCTAATGGATCTATAATTAAGAGTACTTCTGATATTAATCAAAATCAACTTCCTCGTGGTGGTGTCATCGTATCTCTTGGGTCAAGCGGTGGACTTGGTATTGCTCCTCTTGTTGGTGCTTCCGTTACCGCAGTTGTTGGAGCAGCAGGAACTATAGTTTCAGTGGGTCTAGGAACTACCGACATTAGTGGCTCTGGATATCGTGGTACAATTTCTATAGGAGTCACTGAGTCTGGTCACACTGGCACAGCAGCGTCTATTACCGCCGTTGTTGGTTTGGGTGGTACTTTAGCATTTACAGTTGTAAATCCAGGATCTGGATATACAAATCCAACTATTCAAATACCTCAACCATCTTACGAAAATCTTGAAGTTGTAGGTGTATCAAGACTTGGCGTTGGAGCAACTACAGCAACAGGAACAGGATTATTACTATCAGTTGATGTGGGGGCAAGTTCAACGACTGGAATTGGATCTACTCTATTTGAGGTCACTTCCTTTAAGGTCACAAGACCTGGATATGGATTCAAAATTGGTGATGTATTCAAACCTGTAGGACTAGTAACTGCTAAAAACCTAGCATCACCATTAACTAATTTTGAATTGACTGTTCTGGACGTATTTACAGATAAAATGTCTTCTTGGGAATTTGGTGATTTTGACTTTATTGATCCAATTGATGACCTTCAAGATGGATCTAGAACTAGATTCCCATTAAGATATAACGGTCAATTGTTGAGTTTTGAAATTGATTCAAATGATCCAGAGTCTTCTTTAATTGATCTAAATTCATTACTATTAGTTTTTGTAAATGGAGTTCTTCAAACTCCTGGAGATTCTTATAATTTTGAAGGAGGCACATCATTCACCTTTATTGTTCCCCCAGAACCAGAAGATAATATTTCTATTTTCTTCTATAAAGGAACCACAGGAACTGATAGTGTCACAGTATCTGTAAATGAAACAGTTAAGGTTGGTGATTTAGTTCAGGTATTTAAAAATAATAACTATCCAGGAACTATAGATCAAAACCTTAGAACAATATATAACATCGCAACATCGGATAAGATAGAAACTAATCTTTATGTTGAACAGGGAATTGATGAAACTAATTTCAAACCATTTAGTTGGACTAAGCAAAAAGTTGATAAGTTTATAAATGGAGAAAATGTTTATAAGACCAGAGACTCCATAGAATCTTTAGTATATCCAACTTCAAAGATTATTAAAAACTTCTCAACCACGGATACAGAACTATTTGTTGATGACGCACAATTCTTTAATTACGAAGAGAACACCTCATCACTAGTAATTACCAGTTTTGGTGGTTTAATTGTAACTGGTTCGTCTCCAGTTGCCGCAGGAATCACTGCTGTAGTATCTGCTGGTGGAACAATACAATCTTTAAGCATTGTTAGTGGCGGTAGTGGTTATGTTGGGTCCTCTGTAACGGTTTCAATATCTGCTCCACCATCAATTGGCGTTGGTGTTGGTACAACTGCCAGAGCGACAGCAACAATAACTGATGGTCAAATAACATCAACTACAATTACAAATCCAGGATTTGGTTATAGTCAAAGTGCTCCTCCACAAGTATTGACTCCATTACCTTCGTTTACAAAAGAGGATATTAATAATATCACCACTGTACAAGGTTTCTCTGGAATTATTACTGGAATTACAACTACTTCTGGAACTTCTGGAAATCCATTGGCACTTAAATTCTTCCTGAATGCCACCTCCTTTGTTGGACTGCAAACTGGATATCCAATTTACGTATTCAATACTTCTGTTGGATCTGGAGTGACCTCTATTGACTCAAATAATTCTTCAGTTGTTGGTGTAGGAACTACATTCTTAGATAATGTCTACTATGTACATTCAATAACTTCCAGCGGATCAAATTCTGAGATTGTTGCCAATGTTCATTCTGGTTCTAATATTATCGGTATCAACACTACAGGAAGCACTACAAGTCCTATTGGTAAGTTCTCTTGGGGTAGATTATCTGGATTTAGTAGATCCACTTCTCCAATTTCTATTGGTGTGACAGGATTTACAATTGATTCTGGATTGTCAACATTCCCTTCAATTCAAAGAAGAGATTATGGACTGAGAGATAGTGGAGCATTGAGAAAGGATCTTGGGTAGTATAAATATAGGAAAAAGCTAATAATATGGCTGCTATTGTAACAGATCAGTTTAGAATTCTTAATGCTAATAATTTTGTAGAGAATATAGAAAGCTCTTCAAATTCTTATTATGTGTTTTTAGGACTATCAAACCCAACTCAAGTTGGTTTTGGAAGAACTTCTGACTGGAACACAAATACGCCGAATCCAGTAGATAATTTTAATAATATTAACCATGTTTCTGACACTATGATTTTTGGCAAAAAAGTCACTAGTGTCAATGTAAGAAGATTAGTTAGAAGAATTGACTGGACTCAAGGAACCAGATATGAAATGTATCGTCATGACTATAGTGTTACATCACCATCACCAGTAACACAATCTTCTAGATTATATGACGCAAATTACTATGTTATGAATAGTAATTATAACGTTTATATTTGTATTGATAATGGTTCTTCAGGAATCAGTACTACGGGAAACGCATCACAGGATGAACCACTATTTACTGATTTAGAACCATCAAGAGCAGGCGAAAGTGGTGATGGATACATTTGGAAATACTTGTTTACTGTTTCTCCTAGTGATATTATAAAGTTTGATTCAACAGAATATATTTCTGTTCCTAACAATTGGTCAACGTCTACTGATTCTCAAATACAGGCGGTTAGAGAAAACGGGGACTCTACAGTTAATAACAATCAAATTAAAAAAGTTTATATACAAGATCAAGGATCTGGTTACTCTGGTGGATTGGGACAAGAAGTTAATATTTTAGGTGATGGTAGTGGAGGAAAAGTCGTTATTGATGTTGTAAGCGGAAAGATAACTAGTGCCTCTGTTTCTTCTGGTGGAAAGAACTATACATATGGAATGGTTGATCTTGGATCAATAAACGCAAATGCTACAGGAAATTTTGCCAAATTGATTCCAATCATCCCACCATCAAAGGGTCATGGGTATGATTTGTATAAAGAACTAGGAACTGACAAGGTTTTAATTTATGCTAGATTTGATGATTCTACTAAAGACTTCCCCACAGACGCTAAATTTGCTCAAATTGGAATCTTGAAAAATCCAACTTCAATTGGATCAACATCAGTGTTTACTGAGAGTCAATTTTCATCACTATATTCAATAAAATTCTCTTCTGTTTCTGGAACAATTAGTGTTGGTGATAAAATAAGTCAATCAGTAACTGGTGGATCAGCGCACGGTTACGTGGCATCATATGATTCTGAAACGAAGGTTCTTAAGTACTATAGAGATAGATCTTTATATTTTAATCAGTCTACTCTAGATCAAACAGATTATGTTGGTGTTTCTACAAGTTCAAAAGTACTAAGTTTTGAATCCTCAGCAAACCCTGTTACTACATCTAGTGGATTTTCTGGATCTATTGACACAGGATTTACTGGTATTACTACAAATCCAACAGGAAATAAAATTATCAGTCTTGGAAGTCAGTTCACAAATGGACTGTCAAATCCAGAGATAAATAAAGGGTCAGGTGAAATTATTTACCTAGATAATAGACCACTGATCACGAGAAATTCTAGACAAAAAGAAGACGTTAAAATTATCCTGGAATTCTAAAAAATGCCACAGAAAACTAATTTAAATATAAATCCTTATTACGACGACTTTAATAAGGACAATAATTTTTATAAAGTTTTATTTAAGCCAGGATACCCAGTACAGGCTAGAGAATTAACAACTTTACAATCTATCTTACAAAACCAGATAGAATCCTTTGGAAGTCATATTTTCAAAGAGGGATCTATGGTGATCCCCGGAAACATCAATTATGATTCCGAGTACTATTCAATCAGATTAAATCAAGATCATTTAGGCATTCCTGTTTCTCTTTATGTAGAGAATTTAGTAGGTAAACGTCTTACAGGACAGGATTCTGGAGTAACCGTTGTAGTTGATAAGTATCTACTTCCTTCAGAGTCTACAGAAATTACTGATTTAACTCTTTTCATAAAATATTTAAATTCTGGATCAGATAACGTTGTTAAAACTTTAGATGATGGTGAAGTTTTAATAACAGAAGAATCTTTTGTTTATGGAAATACTTCAATTAACGCAGGTGATACTGTAGCAACTTTAGTATCATTAAACGCATCAGCAATTGGATGTGCTGTAGGAATATCGCAAGGTGTATATTTTATCAGAGGAACATTTGTAGATGTAGCAACTGATAAAATTGTACTTGATCCATATTCAAACACACCATCATACCGAGTTGGTTTAAATATTTTAGAAGAAATCGTAACTGCTAAAGACGACTCTTCACTCTATGACAATGCCAGAGGATTCTCAAACTTTGCTGCTCCTGGAGCAGATAGATTAAAGATTTCTACTGTTTTATCAAAGAAACCATTAACTGATTTTAATGATAAGAGTTTTGTAGAACTGATTAGACTTGATAATGGAGAGGTTAAAAAACTTCAAAACAAATCAGAGTATTCGGTCATTAAAGATTATTTTGCCAAGAGAACTTACGAGGAATCTGGAGATTATTCTGTAGATAAGTTTAATATTCAGGTTGCTAATTCACTAAATGATGGCATTTCAAACGAAGGAATATACTTATCAACACAAACAACAGACTCTGGAAACATTCCTAGTGATGATTTAATGTGTGTCAAGGTATCACCTGGAAAAGCATATGTAAGAGGCTTTGATATTGAAAAACAAGCAACTACAATATTGGATGTTGATAAACCTAGAGATAAAGCAACAGTTGGCACATCTCTAGTTCCATTTGAGATGGGTAATCTACTAAGAGTTAATAATGTAACTGGAACTCCATTTGTTGGTATTAATACAAGTAATAACACTGTTACATTCTTCAATCAAAGAAAGGCTTCAGAAGGTTCTGGAACTGGAGATGAGATTGGACAAGCAAGAGTATACTCATTTAGTTTAAGTGATGCCCCATATTCTAACGATGCTTCGGAGTGGGAGTTATATCTTTTTGATGTACAAACATTTACTAAACTGACTTTAAATCAAAGTCTAAATTCAAATCAATGCCCAGCAACATCCTACATTAGAGGAGTCAGCAGTGGAGCTTCTGGTTATGTTGTTTCGGCAGCATCTGGAGTAGATATAACACTAACTCAAACTTCTGGAACTTTTATTTCTGGTGAACAGATTCTTATCAACGAATCATCAGAATATTCAAGAAGTGTTAAAACTGTCAAGGTATTCAATACACAAGACATCAAATCTGTTTTTCAGGCTTCAACTTCTATTTCTTCTGGAATAAAAACCTCATTTGTTGCCGATACAGTTCTTCAAAGAATTTCCCCATCAGGATTTAATATTACTGATAGGTTGACTATTACCGGTGGAACTAGTGCTGGTACAGTAACTTGCCCTGGTAAAAACTTTTTAGGTATTAGAAGTGACGCTATTATCAGATATCAAGTGTCTGGTTTGTCAACTGAAACTTATAACAGAGTAGTTTCAGTGTCTAGCGATGGTTTAACTATGACCGTTGCTGGCATTTCAAGTGTATTTGGAGTGTGTAATGGTGGACTACCATCTTCAACTCAATCTGTAACTTTTTCTATTGGTGTTCCAAATATTACCAATGATGAAAGTGCTGGACTTTATGCCCCTCTAGACGCCTCAAATATTTCAGATGTATCTTTAGCAAATTCAAATCTATTAGTAACCAGTCAACTCCGCGAATTAACCACCAACTCTGTTGGATCTTTAAGTGTTGATGTTACATCTACTGGAATTTCTAGTGCTTTCTTTGAAACATTTGACGCTGAAAGATATTCAATTCATTATTCCAATGGAGATGTTGAAGATTTAACCGGTGATCAGTTTACATTGAATTCAAATGGTTCTCAAATCGTATTTTCTGGTTTAAGAACAAGTCAATCTTCAAACGTAACACTTAACGCTACGGTAAGAAAGAACTTAATCAGAAACAAGCAAAAAGATTTTATTAGAAGTCAGAAAGTAATCGTTAATAAATCAATTTCTGGCATCTCAACAGCTTTAAGTGGATTAAGCACTAATCAATTCTATGGATTAAGAGTTCAAGATAAGGAAATTTCCCTGAACGTTCCAGATGTTGTTAATGTTGTTGGAGTTTATGAATCTCTAGATACATCTAATCCAACTTTAGACAAGTTAACATTTGTTTCTGGTCTATCATTGGATACTAATTCAATTTTGGGTGAAAGAATAGTAGGATCCAGTAGTGGAGCGATTGCTCAACTTGCTACAAGATCATCTTCCACAGAAGTAGAAATTTGTTATCTAACTCCCCAAACGTTTACAGTTGGAGAAACAGTAACCTTTGAAGAATCTAATATTGTAACTAATATTCAATCTATAACTGTAGGTAATTACTTAAATATTACAAACAGATTTGATCTTGATAAAGGTCAAAGAGAACAATATTATGATTACTCCAGAATAGTAAGAAAATTAAACTTCCCAGAACCAACAAGAAAGTTACTGATTGTATACAATTATTATAGTGTACCATCAAATGATCTTGGAGATCTATACACTGTTGAATCTTATGGTCAAGAAAGATTTACTAATGACATTCCAATTTTAAGAAACTCATTAAGAGCTAGCGACACACTGGACTTTAGACCAAGAGTAGCAGAGTTTACATCAACAACATCTTCACCATTTTCTTTTGCGAGTAGAACTTTTGGTTCTTCTGGTAATAATCCAACGTTAGTTGTCACACCTAATGAAAGTTCTTTAATTGGATATAGTTATTATCTACCTAGAATTGATAAACTAGTTCTTGATAGTCTAGGCAATTTCTCACTAATTAAAGGTGTATCATCTTTAGATCCTAAAGAACCAACTAATGTAGAAAGTGCGATGGACATTGCCACCATCAATCTTCCAGCATACTTATATAATCCAGATGATGCTGTAGTAACTCTTGTTGATAATAGAAGATATACAATGAGAGATATTGGAAAGTTAGATGATAGAATTTCCAATCTAGAAACCGTTACATCTTTAAGTTTACTTGAATTAGATACAAAGACTTTACAAGTTCAGGACGCTGATGGTCTTTCAAGATTCAAATCAGGATTCTTTGTAGATGATTTTAAAAATAATAATTTATTAGACATTCTGAATCCAGATTGTAAGTGTGATATTGATGTAGAAAATCAAGAATTAAATACCCCATTAGATTTTTATTCTCTAAAACCAGAACTATCTTTACTGCCATCAATTAACACGGATACTGCTGATTTTTCAGCAAATCTTGAATTATTAGATTCAAACGTAAGAAAGACTGGTGATTTAGTCACACTAGATTATGAAGAAACTGGATGGATTGAACAACCTCTAGCATCTAGAGTTGAAAATGTCAACCCATTTAATATGATTGAATTTGTTGGTAGAGTTCAATTAAGTCCAGCTTCCGACAATTGGGTAAGAAATATATTTGTTAGTGGTGGTGAAAGAACCGTTACTGGAGACTTTGACGGCACTTATGTAGAGACCATCAAGATAAGCAGCGAACCAGATACTCATATTCGCTCTAGAAACGTTGCTTTTGGTGCTGGTGGATTAAAACCAATTACAAGATATTATCAGTTCTTTGATAGCACCAGTGGAATTGATATTGTTCCTAAGCTTCTTGAAATTACAATGACTTCTGGAATATTCCAGAATGGTGAAACTGTAGATGGATTTGTTGGCGGTAATAGAGTTATAACTTTTAGAACTTGTCAACCAAATCATAAAACAGGTGATATCAATAATCCTGCTACAACATTTAACGCAAACCCATATAATACATCAATTAGTCTACCTTCAACTTATTCTGCCTCTTCTACAGTTTTGAATATAGATGTTGCTTCATTGTCTGAAGAGGCGCAAGGAAGATTTAATGGATATGTCACGATAGGAACTGTTTTAGTTGGTAGAACAAGCGGTGCTCAAGCATCAGTCTCAGATCTCAGATTGGTTTCTGATACTTTTGGAGATCTTGGTGGGGCATTCTTCTTTAAAGATCCTTTAGCGTCTCCACCCCCACCATTAAGATTTAGAACTGGAACTAAAACATTTAAACTTACATCTAGTTCAACAAATTCAACTCCTTTACCAGGAAGTTTGCTAATTAGTAGTGCTGAAACTAGTTACAGTACAAGTGGAATTGTAGATACATTCAGACAAACTAACGTTATTGTAAGAAGACCTCCTCCACCCCCACCACCAGCACCTGCCGCACGTGGTGGTGGAAAGGATCCTCTGGCACAAACGTTCACTGTTGATGAAACTGGAGCGTTCTTGACTTCTGTTGATCTATTCTTCGCAAGCAAAGATGAAAATGAAAAAGTTACTGTTGAATTAAGAACCGTAGAACTTGGAACTCCAACAGATCAATTAGTTCAAGACTTCGCAAGAGTCACTCTTGAACCATCTCAGGTTAATACATCAACAGATGGATCAGTAGCAACAAGAGTTACTTTCCCATCTCCAATATACCTACAACCAGGTGAGGAATATGCGATTGTAATTCTTTCGCCATCATCAAATAACTATGAAACCTGGATTGCCAGAATGGGTGAAAGAACAGTAGATACTCAAAATCTACCTGATGCGGAAAGTGTGATTGTAACCAAACAATATCTTGGTGGCAGTCTATTTAAGTCTCAAAATGGGACTATTTGGACACCTAGCCAATTTGAAGACCTTAAGTTTAAACTTTATAAGGCACAATTTACACAAAACCTTGGCACTGTTTATTTCTATAATCCTAAACTTGGAACTAGAAATAGTCAGACCCCAAGACTTTCTCCAAATCCAATCAAAACTCTTCCAAGAAAATTAAAAGTTGGTATCACAACTACTACTACGATGGGTAGTATCCTGATTCCAGGAAGAAAGGTTGGAGAAGGCAGTTCAACTGGTCCTTATGGATATATTGAAAATATTGGAAGTAAAGTTTCCGCACTTTCCTTGACTAATGTTGGAGTTGGATATTCTAACGGTACATTCTCTGGTGTTTCTCTTTACAGCGTATCTGGAAATGGATCTGGTGCTGTTGGAGTGGTAACTGTATCATCAAATGTTGTTTCCGCAGTTTCTATAACCACACCAGGAAACGGATATGCTATTGGTGACGTTTTGGGAATTACAACAAGTAATGTTGTTAAAGGATCAAATGCAACCGTAACTGTTTCAAACATTGATGGTATTGATACTCTCTATCTTACAAATGTCCAGGGTGAAGAATTTACTAGTGGACAAGACTTAATTTATTATGAAAATAATACTGCTGTTGCTCTTGCCAATACCGATGTTAGAGGATCATCATCACTAATTAGTAATCTTTATGATGGTAGAGTAATTGAGGTTGATCATTATAATCACGGTATGATGGCAGATAACAATAAAGTTACTCTGGCAGACATTGAACCTAACACTACTCCTATATTACTTACTGCCAATCTTGCCACCGATGCTACAACTATTTCGGTTGCTAACACCTCAACATTCTCAACCTTTGAAGGTATTTCAACATCAACTGGATATGTCAAGATTAATAATGAAATCATTTACTACAATAGTATTGGTTCTGGAACACTTGGAATTGGAACAAGGGGTATAGATGGATCTTCCATCAGAACTCATAATGTTAATGATCTTTGCTACAAATATGAACTTAATGGCATATCTCTGACAAAGATTAATACAACGCACGATATGCCAACAGACTCGGCATTGAAAGCATCTAAAAATATTGATAAGTATTATTTACAAGTTGATAGATCAAATAGACCTTCTGGTGATACTCAATTGAGTTTTACTGATGAAAGATCACTTGGTGGAGAAAATGTATTTGCCTCCCAAAACTTCCAATATAATGCTGTTATTCCACAATTTAATGTAATTACTCCTGGTGATACGACATTCATAAACGCACAATTAAGGTCTGTATCTGGAACTAGTGCTGGGGGATCAGAAGTTTCATTCATTGATCAGGGTTATGAATCAGTTGAATTAAATCAAATTAACAAACTTTCTTCCACAAGACTTGTTTGTTCTGAAATCAATGAAACAAATAGACTAACAGATCTACCAAAAAATAGATCTACTACTCTTGCCGTTGAATTTAGTTCTCAAGATCCAAACCTATCACCAGTTCTAGATACTCAAAATGGCGTTCTTATTCTTGAAAGAAACAGATTAAACAATCCAATTACAAATTATGTAACTGATTCCAGGGTTAAATTAATCTCTGGTGATCCACATTCTGCAGTTTATATTACAAACAGAGTTGATCTTAAGCAACCAGCAACATCCTTGAAGGTTCTTGTTTCTGCTTATAGACATTCTTCAGCAGACTTTAGAGTTCTGTATAGACTCTTTAGACCAGACTCTAGTGAAGTTGAGCAAGCGTATGAATTATTCCCAGGATATGATAATCTTAAGGATTTGAATGGTGATGGTTTTGGTGAAACAATCATTGATTCAACTCTGAATAGTGGTAGAGCAGATGCTTTTGTACCATCAAGTAGAGACAATCAGTTCCTAGAGTATCAATTTAGTGCTGATAACCTTGACAAATTTACTGGATTTGCTATTAAGATTGTATGTTCTGGAACCAATGAAGCATATGCTCCACGATTTAAAGATTTAAGAGTAATTGCTTTAGCATGATTCCCGTTGAAGGTCATAAAAATCTCTACAGAGATGAAAAATCTGGTGCTATTGTTAATTGTGATACATTGGGATATTCTCAATACATTAAAATGAAGTCTGAAAAGCAAAAGCAAAAAGAGGAAATTGACCAAATTAAAACAGATATTGAAGAAATTAAATCTTTACTGAAGGAGATTATCAATGGATCCAAATGAAATAAAACTTGACGATATTAATAAATTATTTGAATATGAAATGCAATCTAGAGAAATTGATGATTGTAACGATATCAATCAACTTAGACTGATGCTTAAGACCTCTATCAAGCTTTATATGAAGCAACAGGAGGTAATTCATAGTCTTGGTAATCTTGGATTTGGTCAAGTATAAATATATTTTAGATCCTGAAAATTTTTATAAATGGCAGCCGTTTATGTAAGTAATCTAGTCGTAAACACTGGTACTACATTTACTCAAACATTTTCATTAGAAAATAGTGATTCTAGTTCCTCATTAAATTTGGGTGGATACACTGTATCTGCTCAAATGAGAAAACATGCTGGTAGTTCAGCATATACTTCATTTACTGCATCAATTTTAAATCCTTCCGCAGGAACAATTAAAGTTGGACTGGGAACTACTACAACTGCCTCTCTTAAACCAGGTCGCTATGTTTATGACGTTTTGATAACAGATAATTCTGGAGTAATAACTAGAGTTGTTGAAGGATCTGTTCTAGTTAGAGAAGGAGTAACTCGCTAATGGCAGACATTAGAGTTAGAGTTGGTCAGCAAAACGCAGTTAAAGTTGTATCATCTTTAGCTGGAACTAAGGAAATTTCTTTAGGTGATTTGACAGATGTAAACTTACCTCCCGCAGTATTAAATGGGATGGTTCTTGTTTATAACTCCACTACCCAAAAATGGGATGCAACATTAGACTTAACCCCAGGAACAACACAGAATTTAGACATCAACGGAGGTAGCTTTTAATGGCAAGTATTATTAGGATTAAAAGATCCTCTGGTACTAGTATACCTGGAAGTCTACAGTGGGGTGAATTAGCATATGTAACTGGTATTGGTAGTGCTACAGGAACTAATCAAAATAGAGACAGAATTTATGTTGGTGACGATGGAACTAATGTAATATCTGTTGGTGGACGTTATTATACGTCCATGATGGATCATGTTCCAGGAACTGTTGCTGGAGTTACAAACACCCGAAATAGTGATGGTGGAATTGTCGTTATTCTTGATAACACAAGGAAAGTAGATCAATGGAACGTTGATAATCTAAGACTTGATGGGAATACATTTTCTTCACAAAACACTGATGGAGATATTGTATTAGATCCCAATGGTACCGGTGAAATTAATATAGTTGATGATACCTATTTAAGTTTTGGTAATGATAAAGATGTAAAATTAAGATACGACGAAGCTACTGATAATAGATTTGAAATTGAGGGAGCAGACTGGGCATTTGCCAATGGTGTTGCCATTAACATTGGAGATGTAACAGATTCAACTAATAAAGATAATGGTGCTCTTGTAGTTGAAGGTGGTGTTGGCATTGAGAAAAATCTCAATGTTGGTGGAAACATCAATGTCACTGGTGTTTCAACCTTTACATCAAGTGTCACAATTGATGACATAAAAATTGAAGATAATGTAATTTCTACAGTTCCAGGATCAAATGGAATTTTATATATTGATCCATATCCCGATGGATTAAGCAATGAAGGAACGGTTATTATTAAAGGTGATCTACAAGTTGATGGTACAACCACATCTGTAAACTCTACTGTTGTATCAATCAATGATCCAATTATCGTTCTTGGTGACGTAACCAGTAAGAGAACGGTTATGGCACCAGTTGCCTCTGGTGTCTCAACAATTACACTTGACTCCGTAATTGGTATTAACACTGGTGATATTATCCAAGGCAGTGCTTCTTTACCAAATAGTGGATTGACCACTATTACTGGATACAACACCACAACAAAAATTATTACTATTCAAGGTTCCACAACAGCAGGAATCACCACAACTACACAATTAACAGTTACTCACGCTTTTGACACTAATACCGATAGAGGTATTGCTTTTGATTATAACACTGGTGTAGGGACAGCAAATAATAAAACTGGATTCTTCGGTTATATTGACGGTACAAATGTTGGTAGTGCGGCAACTCCAAGATCTTGGACTTACATTCCAGATGCTGCCATCGTTTCAAATGGTGTAGTTACAGGGACTAGAGGTTATCTTGATATAAAAGGTATTTACTACCAGACCGGTGATTTCAATACTCATGGTATTGTATATTTTGATGCTGATGGACTGCAAACGTCCACAAATAATCCAGCGTCACCAACTATAACATCAAAGCAAGTTTTGACTGCCATTACAGAAATTAATTTAACTTTTGGAAGTTCTGTATCGGTTACACAAGGAGATTTAATTCTTCAAGAAACAAGTGGAGCTTACGGTGTTGTAAAGGCAACGGTAAATTCATCAACAATCACACTAGTTGGTGTTGAAGGAACTTTTACTAATACATTTAATTTACTAAAAAATAGTGTAAGTCTGTCGGCAATTCCAACCACTGTAACAACCATATATACAAATAAACCAACCTGGACTTCAACCTTAGATGGAGGAACATTCTAGTTTATGTCAAATCAAAATAGTGAAGTTGATGTGAATGTATTGATTAAACTTTATAATCAAAAACTAGCGTCATTGTCAAATCAAAATATTTTGTTAGAAGCAAAACTTCAAACATTGACTCAAGATTATTCTACGTTAGAAGAAAAATATAATGAACTATTAATTTCTAACCAATCAGAGGAATAATAAAATGGCAAAACCAGCAAGTAGACAACAACTAATTGATTACTGTTTAAGAAGGCTGGGTGCCCCTGTATTGGAGATTAACGTTGATGATGACCAAATAGATGATTTGGTAGACGACGCCCTACAGTACTTCCAGGAGCGTCATTTTGACGGTGTTGAAAGAATGTATCTGAAATATAAATTCTCTCAAGCAGATCTGGATAGAGGTAAAGCAAAAGGTACAAATGGTGTTGGAATTGTAACTACAACAGCAACATCCACAAATGTCAGTGGATATGGAACAGTTACTTCAAATTTTTATGAGACTTCTAATTTTATTCAAGTTCCAGATTCAATAATTGGAATTGAAAAAGTTTTTAAATTTGATACCAGTTCAATTTCTGGTGGAATGTTTAGTATTAAGTATCAATTATTTTTAAATGATCTTTATTATTTTAATTCTGTTGAACTACTACAGTATTCTATGGTTAAAACATATCTAGAAGACATTGACTTTTTATTGACCACAGATAAACAGGTTAGATATAACAAAAGACAAGACAGATTGTATTTGGATATTGATTGGGGAGCACAAACTGTAGATACTTTTTTGGTTCTTGACTGTTACAGAATTTTAGATCCAGATACATACACAAATGTATACAATGATAGTTTTCTAAAAAAATATTTAACGGCATTGATTAAGAGACAATGGGGTCAAAACCTTATTAAGTTTAGGGGAGTAAAACTTCCTGGAGGAATTGAACTTAATGGTAGAGAAATTTATGAAGATGCAGAAAGAGAACTAGAAAGTATTAAACAAGTAATGGCTCTTGAATATGAGCTTCCACCTTACGATTTTATTGGGTAATGGCACTTAATCCCTTCTTCCTTCAAGGATCTCCTAGTGAGCAGAGACTTGTACAAGATCTCATTAATGAGCAATTAACAATCTATGGAGTGGAAGTAACTTACATTCCAAGAAAATTTGTAAGAAAACAAACTATTATTGAAGAAATCCAATCATCTAGATTTGATGATAACTTTTTGATTGAAGCATATGTCAATACTTATGAAGGATATTCTGGTGCTGGTGATATTCTTACAAAATTTGGAATGAGTCTGAGAGATGAATTAACAATTACAATATCAAAAGAAAGATTTGAAGACTTTATTGCCGCATTTTTAGCGGCAATGCCAGATGATGAAATTGAATTAGCAAGCAGACCTCGTGAAGGAGATTTGGTCTATTTTCCTTTAGGTCAAAGATTATTTGAAGTTAAGTTTGTAGAACACGAACAACCTTTTTATCAACTAGGTAAAAGTTATGTTTATGAATTAAAGTGTGAATTGTTTGAATATGAGGATGAGGTTCTTGATACGTCTATTGATGAGATTGATACCACACTTCAAGATACTGGATTTATTACAACACTCAACCTAATTGGGTTAGGTAGAACAGCAACTGCTACCGCCAATTTGGGTGATAGATTTATTAGTGAAATATTCATAAACAATGATGGAAGTGGATATACTGGATCTCCTATTGTTTCAATTTCCACCGCACCAAGTGGAGGAATTAATGCTACTGCTGTTGCCATTACCACAAATAAAGCAGGAATTTATTCTATAGATCGTATACTGTTAACCAACGCAGGATCTGGATATCTATCGCCACCGACAATTACAATTAGTGGTGGAAATGGAGTTGGAGCAGCAGCCACTTGCTCTATTCAAACTACAGATTATGGAATTATATCAATTAATATATCAGATACTGGTGTTGGATATTCTACATCACCAAATGTAACTATTTCGGGTCCAGCAGGAATAGGATCTACAGCATCTGCGATTGCTGTCGTTAATGGTGATACTCAAGTCTCTTCAGTTAGAATGGTACGTGCTGGAATTGGTTATACACTTGGCGACTCTCCAGTTGTTACTATTGCTTCACCACCACTAATTACTGGTCTAGGAACTTATAGGTTTAACGAGGTGGTAAGAGGACTAACTTCTGGAACAGAAGGAAGGGTAAAATCTTGGGATTCGGATACTAAGGTTCTCAAAGTGTCCCTTGTCGGAATTGGAACCACGGTCAGTGGATTTATACCAGGAGAAATCATTGTTGGCACTTCATCAACCATATCCGCAGCGTCAACATCTAATGGATATGCCATTTATACTGTCAAATCTTATGATAATAGAGACATATATGATAAATATGAACAAAACGATGAAATTGAAGAAGAGGCAGATACTTTCTTAGATTTCTCACAATCTAATCCTTTTGGCAATTACTAATGTTAGGAACTTATTTTTATCACGAAATCTTAAGAAGAACAGTTGTTTCCTTTGGAACACTTTTCAACGATATTCATATACGTCATAGAAATTCTAATGATGGTGAAATTAGTGATATGAGAGTTCCTCTTGCCTATGGACCAATTCAGAAATTTTTAGCAAGAATTGAGCAACAACCAAATTTAAACAAAGCAACTCAAATATCATTACCAAGAATGTCATTTGAGATGAATTCCATTCAATATGATCCAACAAGAAAGGCAGGTGTAACTCAAACCTTTAAGGCATCTGATGGCACAAACTTAAAAAAAGTTTTTATGCCGGTTCCTTACAACATTGGATTTGAACTGAATATTCTCTGTAAATTAAATGATGATGCTCTTCAGATTGTTGAGCAAATTTTACCCTTTTTTCAACCAGCATTTAACTTAACGGTTGATCTCATAGACTCAATTGGAGAAAAAAGAGATATTAGCGTTGTTCTAGACAATATATCATTTCAAGACGATTATGAGGGAGACTTTTCAACAAGAAGGGCACTAATTTATACTCTACAATTTACTGCCAAAACTTATATGTTTGGTCCTATTGCTGATACCACTGATGGACTCATTCGTAAGGTTCAGGTTGATTATTATGCCGATACAAATAGAGAGACTGCTAAGAGAGAACTGAGATATACCGCAACACCAAAAGCACTTAAAGATTACAATGATGATAATACTGCTGTTCTAAGAGAACCTCTAACTAAGACAGAAACAAGAATTTCAGTTAGCACTTCTTCTGGTTTAGCAGTTGACAATAGAATCATTATCAATAATGAAATTATGAAAGTGACTGAAATTGTAGATGGAACAACAATTACTGTTAAGAGAGGATATGATGGAAGCACTGTTACAACGCATCTAGAAAATACTTCTATTGATGTCTTGACTCCAGCAGATGATAATCTAATTGACATTGATGATGACTTTGGATTTAATGAAAATAGGTATTCATTCACAGATTCAAGAGATTATAGTCCATCAAGGAACATAGATATTTAATAGTCTGGTGAAATTATGACAAATAAGTTTGAAAAGATTGACCAAGCACTCAATGTTGAGAGTAACATTGTTGCGGTTGAACCTGAATCCGATTTATCTTTAAGTGTTAAAGAATCTAATAATGACATTAAAAAAGACTATGAGTATACTCGTGCTAATTTGTATTCTTTAATTGAAAAGGGGCAAGAGGCAATCAATGGAATTATGGAACTTGCCGGAGAGGGAGGCAGCCCAAGAGCATATGAAGTTGCTGGACAGTTAATTAAGTCTGTTGGAGATGTTACAGATAAACTTATAGACTTACAGAAAAAATTAAAAGAAGTAGAAGAAGATACTGTAAAAACTACAAATAATGTTACCAACAATGCTTTGTTTGTTGGATCAACTGCCGAGTTATCAAAACTACTCAAACAAGGTTTTCTAAATAATAAAGAGTAATAGAGTTTTTTGATGGGTTGGTCTAAAGAATACAAGAGATCAATAGATTGTGATAGTCCACAAGGATTTTCACAAAAGGCTCATTGTGCTGCTCGTAAAAAAAGAGCAGCAGGACAAGAGACCGAATCAAAGTCTCCATTTTCTGAAGCAAAAGATCAACTGACTTTTACAAAGTTTACACATAAAACAAAGCATTTATCAAAGTCTCAACATCAACTTGATCCGAATCTTGATCTTAAACAGTTAGTTCATCATTCCGTAAAACAGTATGTTGATAGAGATGCTGATGGTGATGTAGATGTTTATGACAACCCGAAGAAAAAAATTCCTGATGAAAATGTTCAGAGTGCCCCAGAAGGAGCACGTGTTGCTTCAAAAAAATTAATTGCCAAACAAAAAGGTGAATTAAAGCACACCAGAGTTGGAATGGCATATGAAGAAACTAAATCTGGAGATGAAGGACTTCGTGATTGGTTTGGAAAATCCAAATCATCGGATGGAAAAGCAGGATGGGTTCAATTAGGTGGTAAATGGGCAGGTAAACCTTGCGCTCGTCAACCAGGGCAAACTTCTACACCAAAATGTGGAAGTTCTAAAATGGCAGCAAATTTATCTGATGAAGAAGAAGAAAGAGCAAGAAGAAGAAAAAATAGACAAGACCCAAATCAACCAGAAAAAACTGGTGGTGCCAAACCAACAAATGTAAGAACTGAAGAAATGGATTTACAAGAAGTCAAAGACAAACCAGGTAAAGGCAGTGGAAAAAAAGATGCCTGTTACAATAAAGTAAAATCAAGATATAGTGTTTGGCCAAGTGCCTATGCTTCTGGAGCACTTGTAAAGTGCCGCAAAGTTGGTGCTGCTAATTGGGGAACAAAATCTGAAGCAGTTGAAATGATCAGGTATTGTCCTGCTTGTAAGAAAAATGAGATGCAGCAAGAATGTAAAATGGGTCCAGCATACTGGTCAATGTATTCACAACCAGTAATGCTTTCAACAAATCAAATGAAATATAATATTGCTACTGTTCACCCAGCAAATGAAGAAAAGGATCACGAGTATTCAATGGCTCGTTCTGAACTTTCCACAATCATTGCTGCGGCAAAGAGATTAAAGAAGAAAATGAAAGGTGAAGGTAATATTGAAGCGTGGGTTCAGTCCAAAATCACAAAAGCAGCAGATTACATTGATACCGCAGCAGATTATCTAGAAAGTGGTGAGCACGATGTTGAAGAAGCGTGTTGGGTTGGTTACAAACAAGTTGGAATGAAAAAGAAAGGTAAAAGATTAGTTCCAAATTGCGTAAAAGAACAACATTCAAATTGGAGAGAAGAACTGACTGAAGATTGGCAAAAAGTCAATCGTCAAGACAAAACTGATGGATTAAGTCAGAAAGCAGTAGATGCTTATCGTCGTGAAAATCCAGGTTCAAAACTTCAGACTGCGGTAACAGAAAAGAATCCAAAAGGAAAAAGAGCAGATCGTCGCGCTAACTTCTGCCGTCGTATGAAGGGAATGAAGTCTAAACTTACTTCAGCAAGAACAGCAAGAGATCCAGACTCAAGAATCAACAAAGCCCTACGTCGTTGGAACTGTAACTAAAATGAAATCCTTTCAACAATTTATTTCAGAAAGCATCACCATCAATGGTGACTTTAACGGAACTCTAAACGTAGGTTCCTCCCAACCAGAACAAGCAAGCGAATCTTTTTTTGCTGACGTAGTTTGGGAAGGAAAGATGTATCGTTTAGAAGTAGAAGGCAAGATGCTTTCTAAAAATGAACTAGCAGAACAAATTCAAGGAGAATATCCTGGAGCGATTGTTCATAACATTTATCCTGGTCAGGTAAATACTTCAAGAATTAAAAACGCACAAAGATATCAACCAGAAAGATTATCGTGGAGTGAGTGATTTATGGCACAATTTAATAAAAATGAGCAGGACTTTCTAAATCAGGAAAGAACCCTCTTTGAAGTCAATATGATCGCCAATAAAAATGGCGAAGTTGTTACAGTTACTAATCCATTTCCAGTAACAGCAACTTTTGGAAATGAAACAGATAGTAATAGATTAAAAGTTTCTCCATATCAAACAGTTTTCTTTAACACATTCCAGTACGGTAAAGAGACTGATGTTTGGGATGAGAGAATCGTTGGAGTTGGAACTGCAACTTGGAATCAATATTCCAGTAATGTAATCATGCAAGTGGGTTCCACTGGTGGAAGTAAAGTCATCAGACAAACCAAGAATGTAATGAGATACATTCCTGGTAGAAGCACAACACTTGCATTCGCAATTCGTCTTGACAATCCTCAAGTGGGTATTCGCAGAAGATTTGGATTGTTTGATGAATATAATGGTGCTTACTTTGAGGACAACGGAGGAACATATTCTTATGTTATTCGCACCACTACATCTGGTATTACTACAGAAATAGCAATAAGTAGAGATAATTGGAATGGTGATAAGTTTGATGGTAATGGACCATCTGGTGTAACTGCAGATCCAACAAAACAACAGATGATTTCCATTAATTACGAATGGTATGGCGCAGGAACCGTAGATTTTGCTTGGTTAATGAATGGTGGGACTTATAAAAGTCACTCTTTTTATAATTCAAATACAAATAATTATGTTTGGTGTTCTACACCATTTCTTCCAATTCGTCTTGAGATTGAAAACATAGTTGGCGTTGCAGGAACTCATTATCTTTATCAGGGTTCTAATTCACTTATCCAAGAAGGAGAACCAGAAAAACTTGGAGCTCTTGTAAGTCAGTCCAATACTATCGCGGGAACTACGATGACACTTGCAAATACATTTTATCCCGTCGTGAGCATCCGCCTTAAACCAACAGCATTACAAGCAGTATTGCTTTTGAGGTCTTTACAAGCAGTTACGAATGATAACACGAATGTGTATTGGAAACTTTTAGAGAATGCAACATTAACTGGTGCAAACTGGACAAATCACGCAAATCTAGATTCATTTGCTCAGTATGATATTTCTGCAACTTCATTTTCTAATGGTAGAGATCTTCTTTCTGGATTTACTATGGAAGGTAGTTCTTCTTTAACTGAAATTGATAGACTTGCAGACTTACAACTAGGAAGGTCTGGTATTGGAACAATCAGTGATACTTATACACTTGTTTGTGCATCTCCAAACACCAACAAAAAAGCACTTGCGGTATTGAACTGGATTGAACAGAGGTGATTTATTATGAGTGAAGTTTATCTTGGCAATCCCAATCTAAAAAAAGCAAATACCGCAATTGAATTTACAGAAGAACAAATCATTGAGTTCTTAAAGTGTAAAGAAGATCCAGTTTATTTCGCAAAGAATTATATTAAAATTGTTTCTCTGGATCATGGTCTTGTTCCTTTTGAGATGTATCCATTTCAAGAGAAACTTGTAAGGAATTTCCACGAGAATAGATTTAATATTTGTAAGATGCCCCGCCAGACGGGTAAATCTACTACTTGTGTTTCATATTTGTTACATTATGCCGTATTCAACGATAATGTCAATATAGCTATTCTGGCAAACAAAGCATCCACTGCTAGAGATCTGCTTGGAAGACTACAACTTGCTTATGAGAATCTACCAAAGTGGATGCAACAGGGTATTATATCCTGGAACAAAGGTAGTTTAGAATTAGAAAATGGCTCCAAGATTTCATCTAACTCTACTTCTTCATCTGCTGTCCGAGGCGGATCCTATAATGTCATCTTTCTTGACGAGTTCGCTTTCATCCCGAATCACATTGCTGATGACTTCTTTGCCTCTGTTTATCCTACTATTTCTTCTGGACAGAGCACGAAGGTAATCATCGTATCTACGCCACGTGGTATGAATCACTTCTACCGTATGTGGCACGATGCGGAGAGAGGAAAAAATGAATATGTGCCTACAGATGTTCATTGGTCAGAAGTGCCTGGTAGAGATCAGGTTTGGAAAGAACAAACAATTGCTAACACTTCGGAACAGCAATTCAAGGTTGAGTTTGAATGTGAATTTTTAGGATCGGTCAATACACTGATTAATCCTTCCAAGTTAAGAAATCTGGTATATGAAGATCCAATCAAACGAAATGCCGGACTAGATGTTTACAGTGAACCGAAAGAAGAAAATAATTATTTGATTACTGTAGACGTTGCTCGTGGTCTAGGAAATGACTACTCGGCGTTTATTGTTTTTGATATTACAGAGTTTCCGTACAAAGTCGTAGCGAAGTATAGAAACAATGAAATTAAACCAATGTTGTTTCCTAGTGTTATACACGAAGTAGCAAAAGCATACAATGGTGCTTGGTTGCTAATTGAAGTAAATGACATTGGAGATCAGGTAGCAAATATTTTACATTTTGATCTTGAATATGATAATGTTTTAATGTGTGCGATGCGTGGTCGTGCTGGTCAAATTGTTGGTTCAGGATTTAGCGGCAAAAAATCTCAACTGGGAGTCAGAATGACTGCCGCTGTTAAAAAACTTGGATGCTCTAACTTAAAGACATTATTGGAAGACGATAAGTTACTCACAGTTGATTATGACATTATATCTGAACTTACAACATTCGCACAGAGACACAATTCATTTGAAGCAGAAGAAGGTTGTAATGATGATCTAGCAATGTGTCTGGTTATTTTCTCTTGGTTAGTTGCTCAAGATTACTTTAAAGAAATGACGGATAATGATGTCCGTAAGAGAATCTATGAAGAACAAAAAAATCAAATTGAGCAGGATATGTCTCCATTTGGTTTTATACAAACTGGTCTAGAAGATGGTGAAAGTTTTGTTGACGTTGATGGTGACAGATGGCATTTAGATGAATATGGTGATAAATCTTATATGTGGGACTATCTTTGATGGACATAGATGATCAGATAGATCTAGAGCACATATTATTTTTTGATAGGAAATGTAGAGTTTGTGGTAAAGTAAAAAATTTAATGGATGACTTTTACCTGACACGTAAAGGTAGAAAAGTCTTCTCATCGGCATACTCATATGAATGTAAAGAGTGCACCAAAAATCGTATTTTAAATAATCGTAAGTTCAAAAAAGACACTCAATCGGATATCAGATGGGAATATCCTGATTGGTAGGTGTTCACGCACTGTTTCCCCATTTAAAATAACCGTTTTAATAAATATTTCTAGAATAATTTTGGACTCGTAGGGGAATTAAAATGCCACTAAATTTAGCATCTCCTGGTATTGTAGTAAGAGAGGTTGATTTAACAGTTGGTAGGATTGATCCAACTTCTGATGCAGTTGGAGCGATTGTAGCACCTTTCGCAAAAGGTCCTGTAGATGTTCCTGTTTTAGTAGAGAATGAGTCTGACTTACTTCAAAATTTTGGAGAGCCATACTCAACAGATAAGCACTATGAGCACTGGATGGTTGCTTCATCTTATCTTGCTTATGGTGGATCTTTAAGAGTTGTAAGATCTGATGATTCGGATTTAAAAAATGGTTTTGCTGGAGCAGCGTCAAGCATCAAAATCAAGAGCTTGGATGATTACAACAATCTTGGTTACGATGAGAATACAATTACTGACGTAACAGTCGCAGCAAGAAATCCAGGTTCTTGGTCAAATGGAGTTAAGGTTGCTCTGATTGACGCAAAAGCAGACCAGATTCTTGTTGGTGTTTCAACCAGTGCTAGCCTACCCAACATTGCTGTTGGATACGGTGTAACTCAGGCAATTTCCTCAATTCTTCCAGGATCGGGAACCACTAGCACTCTTGATGGATATTTGAAGGGTGTTATCACTCAAATCAGTGGAACCAATGCTTATGTAAAGGTTCTCTCCCACGTATCTGCTGCTGGAACAGAGACCGCAGTAGATTACCAACCATCTGGGGTTTATGCTTTCGCTTCTTCTGGATCGGTTGCCATTCACACCTCTGGTCAATCTGTTGCTGCTGGATCAACTTCTTATACAGCACAACAAGACTGGTTTGATCAACAGACCATTTCACTTTCCAATAATACAACAATTACTTGGAACAACATTGCTGATAGACCATCCACTTCATCTTTCGCAGCAGCAAGAAATTCAAGATTTGATGAAATTCACGTTGTTGTAATTGATGATAAGGGTGTAGTCAGTGGAAATGCTGGAACAATTCTTGAGAAGCACCTGAATCTTTCCAAAGCAAAAGATGCCGAGTTCTCTGTTGGATCACCATCCAACTGGAGAAAGTATCTTGCTTCAAACTCACAATACATTTTTGGTGGATCACAACCTGCTGGTATTGTTACCACTGGATTTAGTTCTGGGTTCACTCTTGCTACAGATACTGGATGGGATCAAGAAACAGATTCTATCATCTTCGGTGCTACTGGAGCAAATACACTGACTCTTGCTGGCGGTAAGAACTACAATGGTGGCACTGATATCACTGCTAGTGGATCACTGACTTCTACGATTGGTAATCTTTCAACTGGATATGATCTCTTCGCTAACAGTGAAGAGTATGAGGTAGATTTCTTCCTTATGGGATCTGCTAACTATGCCAAAGAAAGTGCTCAATCTCTTGCTAATAAACTGATTTCAGTTGCTGAAGAGAGAAAGGATGCTGTCGCATTCATTTCACCATACAGACTAGCATTCCTAAACGATTCAACCGTAGGAAGTGTAACTGTAAACTCTGCCGCTGATATTACAAATAACGTAATCAGTTTCTACGCACCAATTACATCATCTTCATATTCGGTATTTGACAGTGGATATAAGTATATGTACGATAAGTTTGCTGATACCTTTAGATATGTTCCTCTAAACGGTGACATTGCTGGTGTTTGTGCCAGAACTGACATCAATAATTTCCCTTGGTTCTCACCAGCGGGAACAACCAGAGGTGCGATTCTAAATGCCGTTAAACTTGCTTATAACCCAAGCAAGACTCAAAGAGATAGACTCTATTCCAATAGAATCAACTCGGTAATCTTTACTCCTGGTTCTGGAATTGTTCTCTTTGGAGATAAGACTGGTCTTGCCAAGTCCTCCGCATTTGACAGAATCAACGTTCGTAGATTGTTCATCTATCTAGAGAACGCCATTTCTGCTGCTGCGAAAGATCAACTATTTGAATTCAACGATGAAACCACAAGATCAAACTTTGTAAACATTGTTGATCCATTCCTCCGCGATGTTCAGGCAAAGAGAGGTATTCAAGACTTCAGAGTCATCTGTGATGAAACAAACAACACAGCAGCAGTGATAGATAATAATGAATTTGTTGCTGATATCTTCATCAAACCAGCTAGATCTATTAACTTCATTGGACTCACTTTCGTTGCTACGAGATCTGGTGTCTCATTTGAAGAAATCATCGGAACCGTTTAATTTTAGAGGTATCTAACAATGGCATTAAGAACAATTTCAGACTTTAAAGCTAGACTAAAAGGTGGCGGTGCCAGACCGAATTTATTTGAGGTTCAATTGGCTTTCCCTACGGAAGTTGGTGGTTTAACTGGAGCAAGCAACGATCTGGCAAACTTCCTGGTAAAAACAGCAGCACTTCCAGCATCTAATGTTACTCCAATTGATGTAGCATTCAGAGGAAGAGTTTTAAAAATTGCTGGAGACAGAACATTTGACACTTGGACAGTTACAATTATCAATGATACGGACTTTGCTCTCCGTCACGCATTTGAGAATTGGATGAATAAAATTAATAATGTTGAAACTGCTCAGGGTCTTACCGAACCTGGAACTTATTATGCTGATGCTTTTGTTCATCAACTTGATCGTGATGGTGAAAAATTAAGATCGTATAAGTTCCATGACGTTTTCCCAACTAATGTTTCACAGATTGATCTTTCATATGATACCACTGATACAATTGAAGAGTTCACTGTTGAACTTCAAGTTCAGTGGTGGGAAGCAATTAGAGGAACGGCACCTGGCGCAGGTGGCGATAATATCAACTAATAAATAGTAAGACGGTTTAACTTTATAAAATGGCAAAACTTTTTGGATTTTCTATTGATGATGAGTCTAAAAAACCGGATTCAGTAGTATCCCCCGTCCCCCAAACAAACGAGGACGGGGTTGATTATTATATTCAGTCCGGTTTTTATGGTCAATATGTAGATATTGAGGGAGTCTATAGAACAGAATTTGATTTAATTAGAAGATACCGCGAAATGGCACTTCACCCAGAGTGTGATGCTGCCATTGAAGATGTTGTCAATGAAGCAATTGTTAGTGATCTATATGACTCACCAGTTGAAATTGAATTAACAAACGTAAATGCCAGCGATAAGTTAAAGCAAAAAATCAGAGAAGAATTTAGATATATCAAAGAAGTAATGGACTTTGATAAAAAGTCCCACGAAATTTTTAGAAATTGGTATGTTGATGGAAGACTTTATTATCTAAAAGTTATTGACGTTAAAAGACCTCAAGATGGTATTCAAGAGATCAGATACATTGATCCGATGAAGATTAAATTTGTTAGACAAGAGAAAAAGTCTAACAAAGACAATTTGGTATCAATACAAAGACCTGAAGATATCAGAAAAGAGATTTATCCAGAGATTGAAGAATATTACGTCTATACTCCAAAACCAAATTATCCTACTGGAACTTTTTCTTCAGCAGGAAATACAAAAGGATCAATCAAAATCGCAAAAGACTCTGTTACTTATGTAACTTCTGGTCTTTTTGATAGAAATAAAGGAACCTGTCTTTCATATCTTCACAAAGCAATTAAGGCACTCAATCAATTAAGAATGATTGAGGACTCTCTTGTTATTTACAGATTGTCTCGTGCTCCAGAACGTCGTATTTTCTATATTGACGTTGGTAATCTTCCAAAAGTAAAGGCAGAACAATACCTCAAAGAGGTTATGTCTCGCTATAGAAATAAACTTGTTTATGATGCGAACACTGGAGAAGTTCGTGATGATCGTAAGTTTATGAGTATGATGGAAGATTTCTGGTTACCCCGTCGTGAAGGTGGTAGAGGAACTGAAATCACCACACTTCCTGGTGGACAGAATCTTGGAGAACTTACTGATGTTGAGTATTTCCAAAAGAAACTTTACAGAGCACTTGGAGTTCCAGAATCAAGAATCGCCTCTGATGGTGGATTCAATCTAGGAAGATCTTCAGAAATTCTCCGTGATGAACTTAAATTTGCTAAATTTGTTGGACGTTTAAGAAAGCGTTTTGCCAATATGTTCAGCGATATGTTGAAGACGCAATTGATTCTCAAAAACATTGTTTCTCCAGAAGATTGGGATAAAATTAATGATCATATTCAGTATGATTTCTTATATGACAATCAGTTTGCTGAACTTAAAGAATCTGAAATGTTAAATGAGAGACTTGGATTAGTGGCGACAATGGAACCTTATATTGGCAAATATTTCTCCGTTGAATACGTTCGCAAAAAAGTTCTTCGCCAAACTGATCAAGAAATTATTGACATTGATGCTCAAATTGAAAAAGAAATTGAAGAGGGAATCATTCCAGATCCAAATGCCGTTGATCCAATTACTGGAGAACCATTACCTCAAGGTGGTGAAATGGGTCCGATGGGTGAAGTTCCACAAGAACCAGACCTTGATAAACAAGGGGCAGTCACAGATGCTCAACTCCAAAAAGACGTTAAGAGTGCTGAGATATAAATAGGCTTGAACTTTTTAAAATATTAAATGGAAGATCTTATTGATTTGATTGCTACTGATACTTCCGCAGCAGAAGTATCAGATAAAATTAAAAATATTCTCTATACCAAAGCAGCAGAAAGAGTTGATGCTTTTAGACCTTATGTTGCCACAACCATTTTTGGAGAGCAAGAACAAGAGTCTTCGGATGAAGCAGAGGAATAACTAAATAACTAATATAAACTTTTGAGTAGATATGTCCGCCTTTAAAATAGTACAAAAGATTGCTAAAGTTAGTGGAGGTTCCACTAGTGATCCAATATCTCTTCAATCTGGATATTTAAGAATTACTCCAGAGGCAGATGCTTATATTGAGATTGGTTACACACCAACTATTAGTACTTCTACAAGTTTGTGGTTAAAAGCGGGTGAAGTTGCTGTTATAAAAGAACCAGTAAGATCACAACCAGTGGTTGGGGTATCCACAGGAACTACTACTACAATTAGTCTACCTGGTGGAACTGGTTCTTGCGTTAGTGTTGGTGACTTTGTTGCTCTGACTGGTATTCAACCAGCAGGAATCAATACAACATTTGCCCAAGTTTCAAGCATTCTAAATACTGATCCAAGAAATGGATATCAGTCAGATAGAATTGTTTTAAGTTGGAACACATCAGCAATTACTGGTGTTATCACAGCAACAAGTAGTGCTGAAATAAGAAAAGCAGTTAAAGTCGCCACAAATTCAAGTGGTGTTACTCATATTACCGAAGTTCAAATTACAAATTCCCTCTAATGAAACTCATCACAGAAGAAATTCAAAAAGTAGAATTTATCGTAGAAGGCAAAGGATCTGCCAAAAAGATGTATATTGAAGGTGTTTTCCTCCAAGGAAACATCTGCAATAGAAATGGCAGAATGTATCCTATGGAAACTCTTTCACGTGAAGTAAAAAGATATGATGAGAGTTTCATTCAAAAGGGTCGTGCTTTAGGTGAACTCGGTCATCCAGATGGACCAACCGTAAATCTTGACCGCGTTTCTCATAAGATTGTTTCACTTACTCAAGAGGGAAACAATTTTAAAGGTAAGGCACAACTTCTTGAAACTCCTATGGGTAAAATCGCCAAATCACTAATCAGTGAGGGCGTTACTCTTGGCGTTTCTTCTCGTGGTGTTGGTTCACTCAAGATGACCAATGAAGGTCACAAAATTGTTGGTGAAGATTTTATGCTAGCAACTGCTGCTGATATCGTTGCCGACCCTTCTGCTCCTGACGCTTTTGTTCAGGGAATTATGGAAGGTAAAGAGTGGGTTTGGGAAGGTGGTATTCTTCGTGAAAAACTTGCCGAACAAACTCAAAAGAGAATTAACACTCTCGTTGATCAAAAAAGACTTGAAGAGCACAAATTAAATCTCTTCAATGAATTTTTGTCAAATCTATAATTTATAAATAAATATAGATTATATCTAAGATCTAAAACAAATGTCCGTTGGTAGCAATTTACAAGAAATGGAAAACGTAGTAACCAAAGGAGCAAAGCCAGCTGAACCAATGCCAAAGCTGACCACAGGCATTCCTGATGGTCAAACTGGCACTTGGGAAGATCTTGGCGGTCCTACTCCTGAAAATTATAGAGCAGATGATGATTCGGCTAAACTCAAAGAGCCTGGCGCAACACTTTCTCAAGTAAAGAATGTTGTTAACAAAGGCGCCAAGTCCGCTGATCCTATGAAGAAAATGTCAGAGGAAGCAGAGGATGAGGAAGAGGAAGCCACTGAAGAGGATCTAGAGGCTGAAGAGGCTCTAGAAACCGAAGCAGAAGAAGAAGGTGAAGAGGAAGTTGAAGAAGAGTTCAGCGTAGAAGAGGATGTAAATGCCCTTCTAGAAGGCGAAGAACTTTCCGAAGAGTTCCAAGAAAAAGCACGTACCATTTTTGAAGCTGCTATCAAAACCAGAGTTGCTGAAATCAAAGAGCAACTTCAAGGTCAATATGAAGAGTCTTTGGTTGAGCAAGTACAAACAATCAAAGAAGAGTTAACCGATAGAGTTGACGCATATCTTGAGTATGTCGCTGACGAGTGGTTCCAAGAAAACGCACTCGCAGTTGAGCACGGTCTTAAGACCGAAATGACCGAATCATTCCTTGCTGGAATGAAGAGTCTTTTTGAAGATCATTATGTAACAATCCCTGAAGATAAATATGATGTCATCGAGAGCATGGTAGATAAACTTGATGAAATGGAAGCAAAACTCAACGAGCAAATCGAAAGAAATGTTGCTCTGAATAGAAGATTAGCCGAGTCAGTTGCCGATGTAATCTTTGCAGAAGTCGCTGAGGGTCTAGCACTTTCTCAGAAGGACAAACTCGCTTCTCTTGCTGAAAATGTTGAGTTTGAAAGTGAAGCAGACTATCGTGAGAAGCTAGTAACGTTAAGGGAATCATATTTCCCAACAAACGCTGGTACTCAAAGAGACAATTCAGAGAATCTCTCTGAAGAAAACTCGTCCTCCAATTATCAACCAGTTTCTGGTTTAATGGAGTCATATCTTCAGACTCTGAATAGAGTTTCTAAAAAGTGATTTTTAGATTATAAGTTCAAACTAAACTTTCAAAAGAGGTAAAATCAAATGCAAATGTTCAACCAAGAACATCTGCAGGAGAAGTGGGCACCCCTCCTAGACTACGAAGGTCTTGATCCAATCAAAGATTCACATCGTAGAATGGTAACTGCCGTTCTCCTGGAGAACCAAGAAAGAGCACTCCGCGAAGAGCGTGAGTTCCTTTACGAAACCCCAACCGTCAATACCAACACTGGTTCAGCCGCTGGTTTCTCAGCTGGTGCTTCTTCACCTGTTGCTGGTTTTGACCCCGTTCTGATCTCCCTGATCAGACGTGCAATGCCTAACCTGGTTGCTTATGACCTGGCTGGCGTTCAACCAATGAATGGTCCTACTGGACTCATCTTCGCAATGCGTTCACGCTACACCAATCAAACTGGTTCAGAAGCTTTCTACAACGAAGTAGATTCCGCATATTCTGGTCAGGGCGCAACCTTCGCTGAAACCGATGGTTGGACCGATGGTAGCGTTGGTCTTGGTACTACCGCACAACAAGGAACCAACCCTGGTCTCCTCAACCCAATCGCTAGCGCAACTGCTACTACCTACAACGTAGGTCAGGGTATGCGTACCGATGAGGCAGAGAACCTAGGTGGTGGTCCTGCTTTCAACGAGATGGCATTCTCAATCGAGAAAGTCACCGTTACCGCTAAGTCAAGAGCTCTGAAAGCTGAGTACTCATTAGAACTCGCTCAGGACCTCAAGGCAATTCACGGTCTGAATGCAGAAGCTGAGCTTGCTAACATCCTCAGCACTGAAATTCTTGCTGAAATCAACCGTGAAGTCATCCGTACCATCTACAACGTTGCTGAAACCGGTGCTACCGTTAATACCGCAACTGCTGGTACTTTTGACCTTGACGTTGACTCCAACGGTCGTTGGTCAGTTGAGAAGTTCAAGGGTCTGATCTTCCAGATCGAGCGCGATGCTAACCAAATCGCTCAGAGAACTCGTAGAGGGAAGGGCAACATGATCCTCTGCTCCGCAGACGTTGCCTCCGCTCTGACGATGGCTGGTGTTCTGGATTACACCCCTGCCCTCAACGCTAACCTCAACGTTGATGACACTGGTAACACCTTCGCTGGTGTTCTTGCTGGTAAGTTCCGCGTATACATTGACCCATACGCCGCTAACAACTCAGCAAACCAGTACTACGTTGTTGGTTATAAGGGTTCCTCACCTTATGACGCTGGTCTGTTCTATTGCCCATATGTACCTCTACAGATGGTACGTGCCGTTGGCGAGAACACCTTCCAGCCAAAAATTGGCTTCAAGACCCGTTACGGAATTGTTGCCAACCCATTCGCAAAAGGTGCTACCCTCACCAATCCTGGTGTTCTGGAGAGAAACTCAAACGTTTACTACAGAAGAGTCAAGGTTGCAAACCTCATGTGATCACGGGATCACAATTCCAAATCAGACCCCCGCAAGGGGGTCTTTTTTTATCTAAATAAAAATAAAAATGGCATCAGCATTTGGTAATCAGATACAAAATAGAAACTTTTTATCTCCAGTAGGATTTAAATTTACTCTAGCGAAGTATCCAAAGGTTTCATTTTTTTGTAACACAGCAAGAATACCAGAATTAAATCTTGGAACTGCCATTCAACCATCCTATCTAAAAGATTTGGATGTTCCTGGAGAAAAAATTTCTTATGGTGATTTTACTTTAAGTTTTTTAGTTGATGAAAATCTTGAAAATTATATGTCAATTCATAACTGGATTACTGGATTAGGATTTCCAGAAACCACGCAACAGTTTAGAGATTTAATTACAAACGACGACAGTATTCGTGATCTAAAAGAACAATACAGTGATGGATCGCTAAGTATTCTAAATTCAAATTACAGAACCACTGCGAACGTAAAATTTAAGGACCTGTTTCCAGTCTCATTGACATCGTTAGAGTTTGATGCTACAGTGACGGATATTCGGTATTTTACGGCAGAAGCAGTTTTTAAATATACTGTCTATAATATTGTTGATGCAAACGGCGAACCCCTATGAATCTTGATGAAATTCAGGAGATGTGGCAGAGAGATTCTGTCATTGATCCTGATAATTTACACGATGAGTCTTTAAAAATTCCTCAACTCCACGCCAAGTATTATACAATCTACAATACAATTACTTTGTTGCGTGAAAAGGCAAGAGAAACATACAATAGAGTTAAACTTGAACGCTATAACTACTATACTGGAAAGGCACCTATAGAGGTCTACGAAGAAGAACCGTTTCCATATAAAGTTCGGGACAAAGAGGCATTACAGAGGCATATGGATGGGGATGAGAAGTTAAGTAAAGTAGAACTCAAGATAAGATATTATGATATTATGTTAAAGTTCTTGGAAGAGGTAATTAAAACTATTTCCAACAGAACATTTCAAATTAAAAATGCTATTGAATGGCACAGGTTCCAAGCGGGGTTCAATTGACCCCGTTTTTTATGTCAATAAATATTTTTGTATTGATATGAACGTATGTCACACTTGGTTATATCTAAAAAGAATGAGGTATATCTTCAGGTAAAAGCAGAACCACACGTCTATTACGAACTTGCGGATCAGTTCACATTTGACGTTCCAGGTGCTAAGTTTATGCCCCAGTTTCGTAACAAACACTGGGACGGAAAAATACGTTTGTTCAATACACAGACTGGTGAGATTTATGTTGGTCTGTTAGATAAAGTCACTCGTTTCTGTGAAAATCACGACTATACTTATGAGTTTGTAAATAATAAGTTTTATGGTCTTCCCTTTGAAGTCAATGAGATGATTTCAAAAGAAGGTGTGAAAGATTATATGACTTCTATTTGTAAGTATTCTCCCCGGGAGTACCAAGTTGAGGGAGTATACGACGCTTTAAAACATAATCGCAAGTTACTGATATCTCCAACTGCTTCTGGAAAGTCGTTGATGATATATTCAATTGTGAGATATTACGTTGAGAAAGGGCAAAATACGTTGATAGTCGTTCCAACGACATCCCTTGTAGAGCAGATGTATAAAGACTTTGCGGATTATGGGTGGGACGTGGGTTCATTTTGCCACAAGATATATGCTGGAAAAGAAAGAGAAACAGACTCTCAGGTGATCATTACGACCTGGCAGTCCATCTACAAACTTCCCCGACAATATTTCTCAAGATTTAATGTGGTCGTTGGAGATGAAGCACACCAGTTTAAATCAAAGTCATTAGTATCTATAATGACAAAACTTTCAGATGCAAAATATCGTTACGGTTTTACAGGAACCCTAGACGGAACACAAACACATAAGTGGGTTCTGGAAGGTTTGTTTGGTCCTTCATACAAAATCATCAGAACAGAAGAACTGATGCAGAAGGGTCACGTTGCCAAACTGGATATTAATATTCTTCTATTGAAACACCCACCGAATAAGTTTGAGACCTTTGAGGATGAGG